TCGTCGATAGAGCGAGCTTCAGCCTCATCACGAGCGGCAGCAGCTTGATTGCGCCGAGATTCCGAGGCAGTAAGCATATTCTGACCAACGGCGGTCATATCAAGGGGACCGACACCGGGAGCAGAAAAGCCACCGGACGGACCATTAGCACCGACAGAACCGGCAGAGCCACCGGACATGGTAGCGTTAACACCAACACCGGAACTGCCTAAAACACCAGCAGGAGTAACACCGGCAGCACGATAACGCTCGAATATCTTAGACGGGTCGTTATATTCATTTTCATAATCGAACTGCTTTTGCCAATTACTATATTCATACTCTGCCTGTTTGGCCATCTGCTCAAGGGCGTACTTCTGCTGAAGGGCCATCTGTTTCTGCGCATATTTCCATTGGCGTCGAGCATTCATGCCACCAAAGAGCTGACCGAGAGCGCCGGAAATGAGACCGGAAGCACCGGTCTGAGCAGCGCCTTGATATAACTGTTTGCCGAACGAAGCTCCGGCAAGAACAGGAGTAATGGGAACAGGCATAACTACGGACGTTTAAAATTACCTATCTGTTCGTAAGTAATGGTAGTCCGAGTGGTGTCTCCAGACTTGATAGAGGATGCCGACTGGACAACGTAATGTCGCGCCGTACACGATTCGAGGAAAAAAGCCGCAAGGGCAGCCACGATTGCTGCAACCAGCGTCCAAAACTTTTTGGAGTATAAAACATCTTTAAATTTCATAATCGGAAGGTTAAAGAACGATAGAAAAATGCGCGGCCTCTCCTGCAGTCGCTACCTTGAACCTCTAAACCTATCACGCACTCGCTTTAGGAGGGGTCCGCGCACGTAGCATATATCGTCAAGTAAAGAAAGAGCTATTTTTCTTCAGTAACGGAAGTCGATGACTTAGAATCCGAGCCTTTAGGGGCATCAAGAGCAGAGTCAATAAGCTCCTGACCAACCTCGAGGCCGTCAAACTTATCCATACGAGAAAAACTGTTAGGATCGAAATCGAGATCGGGGTCAAACTTATCACCCTTATCCCAATCCGATTGAGAAGCTTCGATATCAGGACGACCGGGGAGGAGATCAACCGAACCGGAACCATCAAGAACGGACATAATACGCTGACCACGCGAAATGTACTGCGGAGGGTCTTCAAATAACCAATCAAGTGCCATAATGTCAATAAATTAGCGATTAGACAAACGAGTTGCAAAGGTTTTGTTAACAAGATTCTTCTTACGGACGCTATAAGATAAATTGACGAAAAAATTATCCTCAACATATGAAATAAAAGGAGAATTAACCGTGCCTATATCAACAAAAAGCGACTTATAAAGAGAATTGGCCGAGCCTTCGAACGCATCATAATTTCTCTGCTGAACCCAGTAAGAATAAAGGGGTTGGATACTAGTGCTAAAGGTCGTTTTAACCAACTGACCAAGAACCTCATCATACGAAGACCGGAATTCATTAAAACACGGCTCACGGCCAACAACGGAAATCTGTGCATCAAGAAAACGGAAAAACGGAACATCTTGATAACCGATATCGTTATAAATAGGGTTGAAGTAGTCAGCGCCTCGATAAGTGAGATAATCAGGTTGAATATCAGCCCAATAATAAATGGGGCGAATACTTAACATATCGATCATGTACCCAGGCTCACGGAAATAATAAGACTGAGTACGACCAAGTTGGGTATTAAAGGCAATAGCTCCACCCTGCTGGCCAAGAGGATTAGAGCCGCCTCCAGTTGAATTATCATCAGCGAAATTATTCTGACCGGCCTGGTTCATAACAACCTGTACATTAACAGTTTGAGAAGCAGAAAAGAGCAACTTAGGACGATCTACATGCTCAATCTTCGAGGCAAAAAACGTCTCAAGCCAATCCGAAAAACGACTGCCACCAGCGCCAAGAAGATCCTTATACTCCTGCATGCGAGACGCAACAGCCAGCTGAGGGATGGAAGTAATACCACTCATCAATACAGCGTCATTTACAGAAGAATAAGGCAAAAGTCGACTAAATCGATCTGGATTAGAAGGCACCACAGCCATAGGGTGGGCCTGCGTAAAAGTATGCCGAACCTCGTAAGAACCGACGGTGGTAGAAGGGCTAGTAGAAATTTGACTAGTCGGAATATTAGAAGGGGTCTGGGTCAAATCGCTAAGAGGCGCAACGGGATAACCATCGCCGAGACTAGAAAGGGTTCCAGTAATCTGACTGCGAACAATCTGGGCGAACAGATTAGAACGATTAAACGTAGAGTTCGAAGACGCGACAGCCGACGGATAAAATTGACTCTCATAAAAGGCATCTAAGTATTCCAAAGACGCATAACGTTGGGTAAAATACAACGGAGTCGAACTAAACTCGAAGGAGTAGGTATCCTCGGTGTAAACAAGTTGCCAGGAGGCAGGCCAGGCAATCGAATAGAGTCCCCATTGACTATAACCATAGTAATTGCGAACGATATCCCAATAAGCCAAATAAGTATCGGCTGAAATATAATTAGTTTCAGTAACATCTGAAGGAAGAGAAACGGGATTTGACGCAACAGTGGTAGCGCGAGGGTAAGAAAGGGTTCGCTGATTACTACGAAGCCAAAATAAGAGAGAATTAGAATAAACACCCTGGGCTAAAACAGCAGGAAGAGGAGTAGTGGGATAACCAAACTTCGGAATCCAGTTGAAAGTCAAGTTATTCATATCAAACTTACTACTATTAGTCCGCATTTCAGGGTGGTACAACTGCAGAGGGACCCAAAAACGATGAAGCCGAACCGTATAAGGATTAAACGATGGCACAGCAAGAGGATTTGATCGAACATCAATGCCCTGGGCAATAGAAACACGATCACGAGCATTGATGAAATCAATGCGAACAGGATACAAAATACCAGGAGTACAAGTGAAAGCCTTAGACTCCGGAACATCATACCGCGAATAACCATTCACGACATGAGAAATGAAGCTTTGTTTTGCCATATAAGAAAAATTAAGTTAATGAAAGGCCGTAAAAATCATACCACGACTCAATAATATCCCGATCAAGCCAAGTAGGAGGATCCATAGCCGGAACAGGACCGGCCGAAGCGAATTCGCGGAACTTTTTCATTTCCCATGAGTACGTTTCTCGAGAGGATAAGGCGGAAGAGGGTAAGAATTTCTTAACACACAAATTAACGACATGGCGCACCAAAGGAGAGCAGCTAAAACGCGAATAGGCATCTGAAGAACGAACCGAACGTATAATTTGGTCGTTCGGTTGAAGATAGCGATTGTAGTATCGAGGGATCGCATAATCGTAATGGATACCAGACGAAAGATCAAGATAAGGCCAAGACGAAGTAGTAGCAGAAGGGGCAGGGCGATTACCAAGATAATCACCAACGCCAGCAGATATGAATTTTCTCGTATAACGTCGATGCTCGAGGACTCGAGCCAAAGGTGTAAGTTTTCCATCTATAAGGAGATTTTGATCGGAGATTTGCGCAGGGTCGAATTTAATTTGCTTAGTAACGTATTTGACAACATATCGCGCACGCTTATGCGTGCCTTTTCCAAGCCATACAAATCCGAGGTCACGAACAGCGGACCGAATTTCATTGTACAAAACATTGGTTCCAAAGAGGAAACCATGAAAGTGAAGGCGTGGATACCGGCCCGTCTCGGGATGGGTGCCAAACTCCTGGAAAAACGCATGCTTAAAGGAGTGGCCGATTTTATGTCGCACACGCTCATTCCATCGGCGGATAAAACGAGCTGGATCTCGCAATGCTTCTTCATAATATTTAGGAGAAATAGTTATAGTAATAAAAATCGCCTGTTGACTCTCGGCCTTACACCGAGCAAGCTCACGTTCGAGACGAACAAACCAATCGTTACGAAGCCTACGGAGACAATCCTCGCATTTGCCGCAAGGAACCATTAACCATTGACGGGAAATGTCCCAAGGGGCAAGGGCAAGGGAACTCTTAGCATAATCGGATATATCCCGAAAAGGAGCATCTTTCCGGGAATATCGACGATTACGAATCCATATAGGATGAGAACAAGCCATTAAAACAAGGACTGACAAAGATCATACTTAAAATGCGGATTATCACGACGAGAACGCTCAAGGAAATCCGTAGCGTCATCAAAATTCTGGAACCAGGCGATAACAGTACGACGACGGCCGCGATAAAAAGCCACCGAATAGCGGAGGGGAACACCCTCCACTATCGGCGAAGCTTTCGGAAAATCAAACGAATCCATACTAAAGAACGTTTCCGAGAATAGGACGACGAACTACACGAGCGCCATTACTCTTTGTCTTCTTTTTTTTCCGTGCCATAATTGTCAGCAAATGAAAGTACGATAAAATTAGGATAGAGTGAAATTCCGTCTACATAAGGCATGGCACAAGCAATGAGTTCACGAAGATGCGAAGCCTGGACATAAGCCTGAGTGCCAAGAAAATCAGACAACACAATGCAATCGAGAATGTCGGGGGAAAGATTCGCAGGATCAACAGGAGTAAATTGGCCGTCATGAATTTCACCATAAGCGGCATCATAAACAGGAATGCCAGCTCCAAGAATACGAATAATAAGTTGCTTTTTCATAATTAATTATTAAGAGAGTTTACCAACCTAATAGTACTAAGACGAATAAGCCAAAGTTTATTAATGGCAGCCCAATCATTTGAGGTGTCATTATCCCAAGAAAAGGCGCCTCTAATCCATCTGTCGGGTTGACATGTAAAAAAAAGGACCTGAAGAAGAACAAGAGAGTGTTCGCCAGACGCAATGGCGTTTTTCAAATAAGGGATAAACACTTCTTGTTCGTTAAGAAAATTAAGGAAGTGGCTGAGAATGAAAGTGTTACGCATAAAAGTAAGTATTAGAGGGTTAAGTATTACATGACAAATATACAGGAAATAGATGAAAATACAAATAAATCCATAAAAAAATCAACGAGAACGTCGAGAATGACCGTATGTGCTCGAATGACCACTGCGACTCATTTCCGTTTTAACATAACCAACAACATTTCCAGACGCATCATATCGGGTGGTCAAAGAGGAGCCGGCAGTACTACCGGAAGATCCTCCCGAGGAAATAGTATTGGCGGCGCGAGACATACCACCGCGAATGATACCGGCACCGGCGACACTGGCAGCAGCACCAACAAGGGCTTTAGAGATCTCGATGTAAGGGTCGATCTTGGCATTGCGAAGAGCAATACGGGCCTGTTCGGGAAGGAATTCAGAAGCCGCAGCTTGATTAATAGCGGTCTTATCATAAAAATCCTTAAGAGACATCGAAACCTTGAAAGAACGAGGGCCAGGATTGCCACGATTGACAGGATTGGAACTACGAAGATTTTTTTCATACTGAGGGTTCGGAATCTCGACCTCGAAACGCTTGTCCCAATTACGTACAAGCTCATTGGCAGTATCAAGATTGTTAAGGCGAAGAGATTCTATAACCTCACGAGCCTGATCACCCAAAATACCATTAAGGGCAGCCTGAGTTTCCATCATGAAGGCCTGGGCAGACATAAGTCTACCAAGGTTCTCATTTTCAATACCGAGACGCTTGACTTCAGCGGTAACAAGCGCAGCCTGGTTTTTCTTCTCTTCAATGGCGCTAAGGAGAGTAGTATCAGAAATAAAGCGGTTGTTCTTTTCTATACCCTCCTGCACCTTAAGAACATCACGAGCGGCTAAATTATGCTTAGTAATAGCTTCGTCAAGAGCTATACGGGTATTTGCAGAAGCAATATAAAGCTGATGACCTAAATTCTGATCGTCGATAGAGCGAGCTTCAGCCTCATCACGAGCGGCAGCAGCTTGATTGCGCCGAGATTCCGAGGCAGTAAGCATATTCTGACCAACGGCGGTCATATCAAGGGGACCGACACCGGGAG